ACAACTTCGAAGAGAGTTTTCTCTTGTGGTAGATATTGGTGCGAGTCGATTCTAAACTGAGCCATTAGTCTTCTCTTTTCTTCTTGCCTATATTGTATTTAGTAACAAGAGACCAGTCATTCTTCTCTTTGTGAGAGATTATCTTGATATGACTGAGAGGAGTCACAGGTTCTCTACTCTTTGATGAATCAACAAGAGCAAGAAGCCCCCATTCATTTAGCAGATTTGCGATGGTATTTCTACGACCTATATCATCTTCTGATATATCAGAACGTTTACCGTCTAACAAAAATAACTCTTTGAAATGTACGATATAATATTTACCCTGTTTATGAAGAATGTGACAGGATTGATACAACGTTCTGTCTTTTTTTGAGGCCACACCGATACGAGACAAGGTTTCACGTATCTTGAGAAAATCGTCAGGTTCTTTTAATGTCACCTCTATTAGTTCGTCTAGATTTATCATTCAAACCACCCTTAAATAACCTTTTCTTTATATCAATTATTTGGTCATCCGACAGAACCAATAGGGCATCTTTAGCCTTTTCATTTGAGTAGTTGTAATACTCTTTTACAGCGTCCAGATTTTCTACCGTATCTCTCTTTTGCCATTTTTGAAATGGGCGTTTATAGCCGCGTATAGTATTTAGAAGATACTGGTATTGAAGGATTTTGTCAGTATTTGGCAGTTTGTTCATTTCATTAGCAAGCAAGACGCAATCCCGATGAAAGGAGAGCGCCTTGTTGACGACAAAGGGGACATAATCCCCTTCGTTTTCTTCTGTAATTACCGTCTTCTTGGTTTGCAATATGGACGGAATTGTGTCTTTAAATAGATCAGCCAATTTCACTTTCATCCTCTAAAAGATCACAAAGACCTAGTGCAGTAGTCAATGGATTTGCAACCCTAGGTACATCATTCATGGAGGCCAACAGATGGTTTTTCAGCAACTTTTTATGCTTGTCATCTAGAAATTGTGGGATGACACCAACAATTCTCCACAAAGTAGATTCTTTTGGTTGCATCAATTTAACACCGTTCAGTTCCCTATTCACCCACTGATACATCTGTTCATGATACTTTTCAATAGATTTGATAAAGTTGTGATGATTTAGTGAAGCAATTTCAGGATCATCGTTTACAGAATACAAAACGATGTTTGTCACTAAACCTTTAGATGCGTTGGGCAGCAAATAACGGCAGTATACTTGTTCTGGACGATTTCCTCCTGAATCATAAAATGCGATATCATCCATAGATTGTATACCAAATTCTTGTCTGTAATATGACGATCTCTTATCAATCGAATTGTTTAACCATTCGATCCATTCATTTCGTTCTCTCAGAACTAGAAGATGACCACCCTTATTCCTCTTAGCCTTGTCATAAATTTGCTTGGCTAACTTTGTTACGTTTCCACCAACATTAGAATAAAAGTATCCGATATCAACATCATTATACAACCAATATTCAATTGACTTGATATCACATGGCAATTCACCAGAATGAATGATATTAACACCTGAAGAAATAAAATCTTGCCACGAAGCTCTCTTTTGAGGTCTATGCTTGTTTGCTATTAGACCGTTTGTGGTATTATCTTTTACAGATTTGTTATTGTCATACGAATAGATAGCACATGGAATAAATTTTTCTCCACAGGCCAATGCTGCACGAATTCTTGTTCGACCATCTCTGGGTACACCGTCAGAACCTACAATAGGAGGAAAATATCCACAATCCCAACCTTCATGTTTATAACTGTGTGATATGTCTTCTGATAAAGAACCTACATTCTGATCAGCACGAACAGCAATGTTACTCAGTCTCTCATCATCTAATGTGTAATTAGAAATATCTAACCAACTAAATTTGATGAACTTGGCATTGATCTGTTTGTTCTTCACAAACTCAGAATTAGGATCAAAAGTGTTATAATAATCTTTGATGTTTATGGTTTTACCACAAAACGTGCGCGACGAAACATCGTTCCAAGATAGTTCTACCATGGTAAGTCTCCTTTGGCCTAAGGCCTCTCATGTTGTATGATAGGATTTTTCTTAAAGAATCTCCTATCATTAATATATAGACACAAAATTTTAAAGAAATTCGCAATCGACCATAATTTCTGTGAGACAAGCAACTAGATTGATTTCTTGATCGGCCACAAAAGCACTCTGGTATTGATATCTTGAGATGATAACAACCGCCTGTGGGATGCTCGTAGGCTTAAAGTATTCATATAAAGAATCATATACCTTGCGATAGATGCGTGCAGGCTCAATGTCTGAGTTGGCGACAACCCATTTACGCATCTCACTGAAGTTACCTTCTTTCAGATAGCCGACAAGATCAGCAATCTTTCTTACATCTGATACCTGAGAAAGAGTGCCAGCATCAATAGAGCCAGAAGCGGAATAACGCTGAAGCTCGTTGAGAGTCCTGCGATAATCAGGGAAATATTTCCCGACAATCTGTTGTAGAACTGCTTTATCATAATTTACTCCTTCATTTTCTAGAATTTTAGAAAGACGCTTGAAAAACAACATCGCCATCTTCGGCTTCTCTTCTACCTTGAGAGAGAAATCGATAACAGAGCAACGCGAATGTAATGCATCAATAAGACGCGACTTGAAATTACAGGTAAAGATAAACGTACAATTTTCAGAAAATTCTTCGATTGCACCTCGCAGGCCTGCTTGCGCTTCTGGCGTAAGATAATCTGCTTCGTCAAGAATGATGACCTTACGACCACCAGTCAATGAAATAGTCGATGCATAACCCTTGATCTTTGTTCGCAGCATATCAATGCCGCGCTCTTCTGACGAGTTAATGAAAAGATGGTTCAGACCAATCTCTTCACACATGGCCATAGCAACCGTTGTCTTACCGACACCGGCACTACCAGTTAACATCAAATTTGGAATCGAACCTTTATCTACATATTCCTGAAACGCCTTCTTGATGCGATCAGGAAGAATACAATCCGATACTGTCTTCGGTCTGTATTTTTCTACCCACAAAAAATCATCATTCATTTAACATATCTTCCAAAAGTTGAGAAAGAACGGTAATAGCACCGCTCTTTCCTATTTGTTGCACATAGATATTCTTGGCTGTTACCGCCATGATAGAGGCAAGAGCAAGCAAATCTTGCTTATCATCGCACATCATGATCTGAGAGTCAATAGGTTTCATCAACTCTTTCATGCGTTCGATGCGTTCTTCTGGATTGTATGCCATTAAGGCACCGTGTTCTTAATCACCAAATCATAAGACTCTTCGAAAGCCTTATTTTCTTCGACTTCTTCACCAAAATTGGCCTTGTAGTAAGCCTTTGCCATACGACGAACAAGCTTCTTATCAACACCCAACTTATCATAGAGTTCGTTGATCGTTTCTTTCTGAAGGTCACGTTCAGCCGCGGCGCGAGACATGGAATCATTCAACTCCATGATAGCCTTCTTTAACTGCTTGCGCTCAGTTTCATTGAGTGAAGAAATGTTAGTTGTTGGGCGTTGATTGTGACCTACACCAGCCATCACTTCTTCTCCATTGCAATGAAATACTTAAGCGTGTTAGTCTTGTTAGTCCAACAAGAGAAACCGTTTAACTTAATCTGTACAGTATACTCATCTGGAACCATGCGAAGATTTTCGGTCTTAAAAGATACCGAGAATTCTTCACCATCATGTGAACCAATCTTCATGTTTGCATAGTTTGAAGTATCGTTCTTCAACTCATGCGAACGAAGATGCAAACCACCTTCCTTACCGAAGATTGTGACATTAGGCAGATTGTTCATTGCGCTAATCTTAAGTAACTTTTGCAATGATGCCTGAGTAATCGTGAAAGTAATATCAGGATCCTTCATTACAAGATCCTTACCTTCAGGCGGGCAAATAATAAGATTAGGTGAACAAGCATAATAGTTCAACTCAATCTCACCATCATTCATCTTTACAAATTCACCGGTGAAATTAAGTTCTGGTGAATTGAGCGTTGTAATATTTCCAAGAAACTGGTTAAGATCATAGATACCAAAATTTTCAGGGAAATTATCTTGTAGAACAGCCTCAACGAGGATTGTCTGTTCTGGATTGATTGTCTTTTGAGTATTACCTTTACGCAAGACAATGCCTGAATTGATAGAGGCAAAGTTCTTGAGTACAGTAAGAGTATTTTCACTAGGCTTCATAATATCTCCTTTTTTACGCGACTTTATTCATTGTATCATCAGAAGTTGGTCCTGTAAAGACTTTTTCTGATCTTATCTTTGGTTTCTTCTGTATGCTTCTTTCCATAAAAATGATTCCTTTCACCCTTCATCTTTTCGCTAACTTTTTTCTTGTCTTCTTTCGAACGAGACTTTCTATTCTTGGGATAGTTGATCGTCTTACCTTTTTTCGCATTGCTGATGTTTAACTTTGCCTCTTCGGATAGAGGACCTCTTTTAGTTCCAATTCGACTCTTAGCAGCAAGCCTGACAGCTTCAATTGTGGCTTCTTGGGTTGTGATCTGACCAGATAGGCATTTCCAAGCTATGAGGTCTTCTTGATGACCTAAATCTTCCCACAACTGTCGGTGAAGATTTGCATGTTGCTCTACGGATACTTTTACGAGATTAGAGGAATCGTCTGTCCCACCCATGTGTTTGGGAATGATATGATGTTGATGAAAATAAATAGACATGCTGGCGCTCTCTTATAGCGTTAGAGTAGGTGGGTTCCCCAACCGCGACCTACACATCTATTTAGCGTTTTAGGTATTTACAGGACCTATTGGTCCTTGAAATACCTTTATCATATGATTTACATCAGCCTGTAGCATAGAAAGTGTTCCATTGTTACTGATCTGGTAGTTGAACTGCTGACCAATCCATGCCCATTCAGAAACATGAATGTCTGGATATGTGCTATACATTTCATGAATACCAGCAACATTGTGTCTATACGCAGTCTCATACCATTCAGGTTCATCACCACGAACGACACGAACGATAACACCACCCCATTTACGAATGGCTTCAATCTCATTGGGAAAACGAACATCAGGAATCACAAAACTATCTTCAAACTCCCATTCTTGCTTATACTGAATGCGACGTTCGACAGTATGAATCCATAAGTCTTGATTGAAGACTTCACGACCAGCCTCAGTTCCCATCAACTGTAGCATGTAACGAGGTGTCACATCATAGCCGAAACGGGCACTCCAGAAATCGTCTTTTGTTTCACGAAAGACGCGAGATTGCTCGGTGTCACCTTCAAGAAGATGCCGCGACCATCCAAAGATTGCCGCGGTTGCATCTTTCACTGCATCTGCAAAAGACAACTTGCAGAAGTCATGATCTTCAACAAGAAGATCGGCTACAGTACCTTTGCCTGATCCTGCAAAGCCGACAACACCAATGATCATCAGAGATTTCCCGTAAGTTCAGCGATCTTATTCATGTTTCCTTGAAAACCGTAAGTACCAACGTGAGTGGTCTGCATCCAAGGGCAAAGCCAAATCTGACCACCAATCGCTCGCCAATATTGGCAGAACATATAATCTTCTGACAGATAACGATGACTATCAGGATCAATTACTGTGTCGAAGTATGCATGAATATAACGAGAGCCATCAAAATTGGCCTGACCAACATGATCTGGCTTGTAGTTGAGGTGAGGATATTCTTCTTTGAACTTATCAAAGACTGCCCTCTTTATCATCATGAAGCCTGTACCAATTTCCATAACTTCAAGAGGCTCTGTAACCTTGAACTGTGTGGTACCAGGTACAGGATTGAAAACGTAGTCTCCCGTCACACCTTCAAGATCAGCGGGATTAAAATCTTTGTTATCATGCATTTTCTTTGAGGCGGCATGAACATTTCGCCAGTTGATTGACTTCTTAGGATAAGGACCGCCAATAATGTCTTTATCAATCGCAAGAAGTGCAAGAACATCTTGAGGATTGAAAAGAATATCGGAATCAATAAACAATAGATTTGTATAACCTGAGCGCAGAAATTCATCAACCAAATAGTTGCGGGCGCGAGTGATCAAGCTTTCATTAAACAGGAATGAAAATCTGATTTCTAATCCATACTGTGTGCAAAGACCTTGAAGATCAAGACATGCCTTCATGTAAAGTCCATTGCAATTACCACCATACATCGGTGTGGCTACAAAAAGTTTATTCTTTCTAAGGTCTTG